ATTCATCCTTTCTTCGTGAAGAACATCCTCAAGACGCATAATCAAACTAGTCCAATCCTGCTCTCCACGATTAGTCTCTTCACGCAGAAGATTAATCGTGTGTTCAAGACGAACAACAAATGGAACTGTATTCATGGGCGTAGTATAGCAAGGCCCATTAAAGTTGTCAAGGCTCAGAATCGATCTCCTTGAGAATCGCCATGATCTCTGAATTTTGTTCAGAGATTTTCTTGGATGCATTGACAATCAATCGAACATCATCAATTGTGATGTTATGCTCTTCGTCATTCCAAAGCCTTTTAGCGAATTCATCAAGTCTCTCACACATCTTTTCCGCCGAAATAAATTCAGCGAGTCCGATAATTGTCAGATGAATTGATGGATCAATAACACCATCAATCTTGACATCGAAAGCAAAATCAACCTCTCCATCTCCAATCACCTTATTGGTGAATTCGATGTTTTCGGTATTAAACTTACTTTCAAGTTCGTTGCGAACGAAAAAGAAGGAAAGTTCCTTCGTATCAAACCTATCGTTAATGACGCACTCATTGTTGATGTGCAACTTAACGGTATAAATGAATTCGGGTAGTGGAAGTGGAAGTTTCATATCGAAAGTATATCACTTGTTAATTTATCTGTCAATCGTTCAGACCAAGTTCTTCGTCCAATTCAGAAAGTCTATCTAAATGAATATTCTGCTTCCTATGCTTCTTTGCATAAGATTCATAATTCATTTTAATTTCCTCAAAGTCAATAACTGGAAGACTCATCGCAATCAGTCTGTTATTGATTTCAGATTTAATCTCTTCTATATTCCCACCAATCTCCAAGTTTGGGCTTGACGATAGAATTGGAAGATTATCATCATCATAATAAACTTCACGAATCGTGATATATCCATCCTCATTTACTAGACGAAGATTCCAAGTGCAAATTGGTACTGACATTTCACTCATTACCTACCCCTTGAATATTCACGGTCAAGTCTACGAATGTTTTCGCTACCGTGAGCAACGAACAACTCTCCCGCCGTCTTATGAGAAAAGATTATACGACATCTAGTTGGTGGAATATGTGTATCCACGCAATCGACACAATATTCAGTATCGGGAAAAAATTCAAGCCTTGACTCAGAAATTTGATTTCCACAATCAATACACTTCATTCAAAAATCTCCCTCAAGCCCATAATAAGCAACAAAAAAAAAGAGAACAAAACCAAACCAACCCAAAATCCTGCCATTCCAAATGTTTCATAAATGAAGTAAAACATTAGAAATGTAACAAGAAAAGAAAGAAAAACCACAATTAAATCTTTAGTTGACTGCTGCATTACTTATCATCCTCATAGGTTTCGTCATCATCCTCATCATCCTCGTAAATATCCTCGTATTGATCGAACGAATTCTCAATATCAATGTATTTATCAAGTTTCTGAGCCATGAAATCAATCTCAATGAGAGTATCCTGATAATTCAGCAGCCGAGAAATAATTTCTTGAATCACATCATGTGCAAATATATCGCCATCCACCTTTAACTGGTTGGCGATAATATCTGCTTGAACTGCTAGATTTTCGTTATTCAAGTGTTTTGGATTACTTTCGTCCATTTGCCTTTTCCTTAATCATAGAACAAACAATGTCGTAACGATAGCAGATTTCCTCTACGATCTCTGCATAGTCTTCATTGTCGCTGTTCTGAAGAAATGTGATAACCTCATTGCACTTGTCAATGAGTAGACAATCTGAATACATTTCGGGGTCAGGAATAAAGTCAGGCATAGTCGGATTATACATCATCTGCGATTTGTTGTCAAGGCTTGACACTCAATTTCATACCTGATACAATCGTGATATGGAATTGCACTATTACGATAACATTCTTGTTACGGTTTACGATAATCCATTTGAAGGTGAAAACGCATCTGAAATTATCATTCGCAACAGTTATCTTGTGAGTACCGACAATTACGATTCTGATAAGATTTTTTCAGAGTTTGAATTTTACTCCAATGGTGAGTATGGGGACGATGAAGAATTTATGAGTGATCTATTTGATGGTCTTAGGGAAGAAGCATTTTGCAATGGTTTGTTTTATGATGCTTTGATTCAATCTAAAGTAATGACGCACGAAGATATCTACGGTGTAGGTGGAGATTAATCTCCATCTTTTTTTTTTCATTATAAAATAAAAAAAAGACGATTTGGATTTCCCAAATCGTCTTTGCTCATGTAGAGCATTTGGTTAACTTGCGTAGATTACATACCAATCCTGATCCGATGTATCCTGATTATACAGCCTGACGAAATCCTCCTTGGTTTCAAGATCGGAGACGAAAAAAACATTCTCACCATTGTCCTCGCATGGATCACCACCCAAACAAATGTTTACCCAAAGGGTTTCGGTTGGATCGTCCTTGTAGGCAATTTCACAAACAAGAATCTTGCTGCTCATATAGGCATTCTACCTACTGCATAATTTTCTGTCAAGGAACTACTTCTTCTTCTTTACCTTAGAATTCTTGATGATCTTGTCAAGTCCGATGTAATCATCGCCAAAGTAAAATTCATGATCATTTGCAGACATATTTGTCTTATTGATCCAAGAATTAATGTCTTGCAAATTAATTGAAGTTTCCTCAATCTCGACATTTCCGTCATCGGGGAAAGTAAATGTCATCTCTTCCATTTCCATTAGAACATCTTCATAAGTTGAAGTCTTCTTTACTGGAAAGATAACACTTACACGAACCATCTTCAAATCGTCAATAGTTGGATTGACAATTTCCTTCTTTGTGATCTCTTTATTCATCTTCTTAAAGTTCATAATATTTAATATCGCATTCTTTTGTTTAGGGGAATACAATGAGCCTCGTAAATTTTCTCAAAAAATTTATTTGGATCGAATGTATCACGAATTACTTTGTACTCTGAATATGTAATATCAAATTCTTCGATTGGTTCTTTATTTGAATTGAGCCTAAGATCGAATAATTCGTAGTCTGTAATGTTAATATCTACAAATGTATCTCTTGGAATTAATTCATAGGTAATTGCTGCTTTTGCTTCTCCATTGTAAATCTTTTGGTTGTCGAATTTGACGGGATTTATCTTGAAGTTTTCACTAATAAACTCAAACACTTGACATAGTATACCAAGAAGATTAAGTCAAGTCAACTCTTGCTTCCATAAAATATTTTGTTTATTCTATCCAACAATCTAGGAACATATTCATTTGGCGATTCATTCTTTTTTGGTTCGACTGAATCATCTTTGATATCACCCGCGATATTTTTATTATATGAAAGCCAACCCTTGTTGAATTTCTCTTCTCTGATTGATTTAATCAATTTTTTGAATTGTTTTTTGCAGCGCATGATAGTATTTATAAAGATGGGAATGGTTTTTAGCCATTCCCATCTTTATTATTCAACTGCAATGAGATCGATGAATCGATTCAGCATGACACGGGAAGAAATCTTCTTGTTCATTGCCTTGACAAATGCAGTACGAATCGAATGATTTGTCTTCTTATCCTTGACTACATCTGAGATATTAACATCCTCAACCTCAGAATTTCCACGAAGAATAAACAGTTCGGCATAAGAATGATGCTTTGGATCGGCACAAGCAAATCCCTCATCTTGGAACATCTTATTCTGCTTCAGAAGATAATCATTGGACGAGTTGTAGAAGAAACGATTAAGGGTAGAACCACTAATTTCTCCGCGAGAACGCCGCCCATCAAGATAAATTCCAATCGCACGACAATTGCAGATGCCTTGGAACATTTCAATAAGACAATCGGTTGTGTTCTTATTCAGCGGCATATCGTAAACATAACGATCACGAATAAGAGTAGAGAGTCGCCCATAAGTCGATCCATAAATCCACGAACCATTTGACTCGCCATCCGTAAGGAATACGGTATGAACAATGTCAAGATTCTTTTCCTTCTTGAACATAGGAACAATATCCATAGCCGCAATAATTGCTTCGTTCAGAGGAGTTCCCGAAAGACCCATATAGCGTGGAACATGAGTATAATAACTGGAACTATTATATCCACGCGAACCCTGATTGATGATCGCAAAAAGATTGGTCATCATTTCATTGAATTCGGTTCCACTCATATTGTCATTCAACAATTCAAGCAGACTGAAATCTGAGAAATTCTGCTCATTGTTGGGGAAGTTCCAACAGATTGAAGTTCCACCATCACGAATCATATCCCAATGTTCGTCAACAAGAAGCGAAGAGAAGGCATAAACCTTGTACGGAATATTCATCTTTCGGCAGAAGAAAACAATTTGGAACATCTGCTTAAGAGTATCATCAAGGATCGGGGCCATGCTGCCTGACCAATCCATAAAGAATACAAGACCGTGAGACTTTCCACGCTTTACGGTCTTCATACGGAGGAAGATATCATCCGTAAACTTGTAATTAACGAGAGAATCAAGATCAATAATACCCGTCTTGCTCGTAGTTCCACGGGCCGAATCCTTCGCGGCCTTCTTCATCATAAACTGCTTGACGAGAATGCCAACCGAATTATTTGAAGAATTCTTGAACGAGATGAAATCCTTTTCCGCATCATTGTACTGAGTTGGAGTTACAGACCTAGAAATCCTGAAATCGTCAAGAATTCGCTTGTAACCAACAATCGTCTTGTCGAGATTTGTCTTCGGAATGATATTCTGATGACTTACCTTATTCTTATCAATCAGAGAATCCTGCATCGAAGTAAACTTCTTCTGAGTCATGCACTCAGAAGGCATCTTTCCCTGATAATGCTCAGGAGTCGCATGGGGATCATTCTTGATTCCTTCAGTCTTAACAGAATCCTCTTCCTTATCCTTTTCACCCTCACCGCCTTCGGAACTCGACTTACCCTTGAAGTCGCCATCAATATCTTCGGAGATCTTAACCTTCACCGAATTACCAGTATCATCATCCTTATTCCCATAACCAATGTCGCCATCAATCCCATCAATCTTTTCGGGAGTGGGGGGAGTGATCTTAGAATAAGCCCAAATATCCTTGACGATCTCGACAACATCATCGAAAGTAATTGCCTTCGCAATACGATCAATAAAATTCTGCTCGTCATCATTGAACTTGATCGGCTTGGGAAGAATTCCACCAATCTTGAAATAAAGATTGATGCGGTCGATCAGAGACATTTCATCAATATTCTTCCCATCGGTTCCGAAGAAATTCTTATCGTAGAGTTCCTGATATCCGATGCGATAATCACGACCGATACCACAAAACTTTTCCTTCATCAGTCGATCAATACGGGCATCCTCAACTGCATTGAGATAATCGAATGCAATATGAGAACCATTCGGCCCACCGATCTTATCAGCCGCCACACCATATCCACCCTTAATCACGGAATCCTCATCCGTACTAGTATAAGGAGTGAACAGAGCATGACCAACCTCATGGGCGACAAGCATATCGTAGAGTTCGTTCGACATCTCATCCTTGAAGATGGGAAGGGTCAGAACACGATTGCGAATATCGAACATTGCAGTATGCGCCTGATGCGAGTGGCGCACAATAATGTTCTCGCAAGCAAGCACCTTGGCAAGAACTGACTTGGATTCTCGATTTACGGTATTCTGCATAGGGCGTAGTATACCATGTTCCGAAAGTTTGTGCAAGCCCTTGGCTCAAGATTATGGTGCGCTCGCAGTAACTTATCAATTTCCGATCTCATTGATCAACCCATTGACTTGGTAAATGAGTTCGGTTACAATGCTCCGCATGAGCATCAGCGCAAACACATTTATCGATACCCTCCGTAACATGGGCATCAACAATCAGTTTGTCACCCGTTCGCAACTTCAGAAGGCGGCAGAGACTCTGAATCTTTCGGCTCCTCCGACTTGGGCGATTGCAGATAGCCGCAAGGTTTCTAGGGGTATCTATTCGATTCCTGAAATCCTTGGTAAGGAGTTCATCAAGGCAACCTCTACGGTCGCAACGGTCGCCCCGATCAGCCATGCGCCTGTTAATGCGGAGGTTCCCGCAGCGACGATGAATCTTGCCGCTGCCGTTCTTGGCATGACCAATGGTGAGCGTGAGTCGCTTATTCCCGAAGTGAATAAGGAGTATGTTGCTTGGGGTCACTACAGCGACATCAATCTTCTTGTGCAGTCGAACAAGTTCTTTACTGCTTACATTACTGGTCTTTCGGGTAATGGCAAGACCACTATGATTGAGCAGATTTGCGCGAATTCGGGTCGAGAGTGTTTCCGCGTGAATATCGTCGGCACTACCGATGAGGACGATCTTATCGGTGGATTCCGCCTTCAGAACGGAAATACTCTTTGGCAGGACGGCCCCGTTGTCGAGGCAATGAAGCGGGGTGCAGTCCTTCTCCTTGACGAGATCGACCTTGGCTCTGAGCGTATTATGTGCCTTCAGTCCGTCCTTGAGGGTAAGGGTGTTTACATCAAGAAGATCAATCAATGGGTGACTCCTACCAAGGGTTTCTGCGTTGTTGCGACTGCAAACACCAAGGGTAAGGGTTCGGACGATGGTCGATTCGTCGGCACTAACATTATGAACGAGGCGTTCCTTGATCGTTTCGATTATACCTTTGAGCAGGAGTATGCGTCGAAGACCATCGAAAAGAAGATTCTCGTCAAGATGATGGCAAAGAATGGCGTGAAGGATGATACCTTTGCCGATAATCTTGTGACTTGGGCAGAAATGATTCGCAAGTCGTTCCTTGACGATGCGGTTGACGAGATCATTTCGACTCGCCGCCTGATCAATATCATCAAGGCGTACTCTGTTTACGGAGACAAGCACAAGGCAATTCGTATGTCTCTCGCTCGTTTCGATAAGGCAACTGGTGACGGGTTCTTCGCAATCTTTACCAAGATTGAGGCTCCCAAGGTCGAGGCTGAACCCGCAAAGGAGGAGGCCAAGGCTCCGACCGATAATTCTGTGCCTTTCTGAAATTTTTGAATTTGGGTATTGACAAATAGAAATAGTTTGGTAGAATAATGGCATGAACAACAATAACAACAATAATACCGTTTCTAACAATTCCGCAAATCTTTCGGTTGTCGATCTCAAGGAGATTTGTAACCTTGCTGAGAGTCGCTACCATGCAGGGGAGAGGGTGACTCTCCTTGGACTCTCAAAGGAGTACGGAGTGAATCCTATTGAGATTCGCAAGGCTCTTCTTGAAAATTATGGCAGTCGCGTTTCCTTTACTCGCGGTCGTGCGGGTGGAATTCGCATCGCCTAATTCGACAACCCCCTCAGCCACCCATAGAAGAAATTCTATGGGTGGATTTATGTCAGACATTTCAAATTCACTTGACACAGAAAATAAATCTGTTACAATGCATCCATTCTACGATGCATATCTTTCCGTACCATTCCGTAAGAAGAATGCAAATGCATATCGCGTTATCGCCAAGCGAATTGGCGCAAGATATGATAGTACGGAGGAACGCTGGTGGATAACTAACTCAAGAATGCGTGATAGTTACGCAGATATTATCGATAATAACTTGTTTTATTCTTGGAAATTTTACTATGACAAATCTGAACATTCGGATATTTACAAACCAAATGTTTACTTGAATGAATTGCCAAAGTTGGAAATGAAAAAACTCTTCGCAGATTCTGATTTGATTAGCAATGTTATTCCATTTAGCAAGTTATCTTCGGTTGGCTTTGTGACAACAAAGAACGCCGAAGCAGTTTGTGTTATCTTCTTGAGTGGATCAAACCATGATTATTTTGAGGACATGGAGAATTTCTTCAAGAAAACTTCTAAGATGCACTTTTCTTCAAAGAACATGATAGTGCCGAAGGATATTGGTCGTAGCATTTGGTCTTATTATTCAGATATAAATACTAAGAACAAGCCAAAACCATTAGATCCTAGATACGCGGCATTCATTATCAACAAGATTCATGGTGTAAATATTAAAGACTATACAAATTGAATTGTGACATTTATTAGTGTTGGGCTACAGCAAAAAGTGTGTGACAGGTTTGAAAAATTAATTAAAATGGTGTGACTTATGGATGATGAAAACATTAACTTTACCAACTCGGGAGACTTTCTACAAAAATTCGCACTCATTTCTGACTTTATGCAAAAGGTTGTTGAAGACCTTGTAAAGGAAGAAATGCTTACTATTTATGTTGACACTGATGGAACATTCTATTACAAGGCCACTGATAAATATATTCAAGACCTGAAAAAGCAGCACGAAGAAGAACTTATTGCTGCTCAAAAGGTCATGTCATTTTCAGAGATCGTAAACTTTCAGGTTAAGTAAAAATGAAGACAAATGATCCAAATGAAAAATCTAAACAAAAAAATAACGATGAAGACTTGGATTCGTGCTATGACGACGATGAGTGGCAAGATCTTAGTGGTAAAGCCAATGAAGGGAAGAAATAGTCTTTTAACCAAGACTATTAGACCTGTTGGGTCATCGACAAAAATCTGTGACAGGTTTGAAAATGATTACAATTTCTGAAAAATTAAATGAAATATCAAATTTAATTGATTTGTCACATCATACAGCAATCAATGGAGATTTTGATTATTCAAATAATTTATACAGAAAAGCCTATATTATGTCAAGAACAATGCTTGAAAATATAGATCATGCAATGCTATCGGATGAAGAAATTAACTTTTTAATTAAAATTATTAAATCCTTTGACTATGAACAATAAAAATATTGAAATTTTCCTTGAAGAAGACAATGGCTACAAGACTTGGATTTGGTCACCAAAGATGACTGAAGAAGAGTTTGTCAACTGGTGGAGCAATCTTACAGATACCGATATTATTAAATATTATTTTAATATCCGCTCTCTCCCAGGAACCATTGTAAAGTGTACAACAAATGATGTTTCAAAGTCTTATTATTGCCATTTCCATGATGTTGATGATTCATTTTTAATCTTCAACGGAAATCGCATACCTTACATTCGTACAACTCGGCGCGATTGGAAGGAGAACTGGGTAGATTATCAGATTAAAATGAATAAAAATATTCCAGTTCTTTAGCCGAGAAATTAGCCAACGGAGCCGAAAGGCTCCGTTGTTTATTACCCCTTAATATCTAAATTTCCACCTGGATTTACTGGACCCATTCCCATTCTTGATCCAGTTCTATAGGCATTTAATGCTCTTATCATATCACCCCTTGATTTTGGTGGTGTGGTAGATCCTGGTAACTCATTTGGAGTTGTACCAGTAACTCTGACCCCGACCCTCCCAATTTGACCACCAAGAACTGGTAGATTTGGATTTGGTAGTTGATTAGTTGTGGTTATTTGACTTTTTGGTATAATTGCTAATTCTTTACCAGGTTCAACTGATTCAGTCCTAACAGGACCATACTTTAAAGAATTTATTGGTGGCAATCTTGGCTTATTGGAAAGTTCTTTCACTCTTTGTATTGCACCTCTGGCTGGTGCAGTTCCAGAACCAACATTCATTTGTTCATTTATTTTTGATAATAGTTGATTAAATTTCATAACAAAATTATTTATATAAATATCTTTATGCCAAGAACAGATCATGCTGAAAATGTTAATAAGAGCCTATCGAGTATGAAGGGTAGACGAAATACATCACCCCAAGCCTTGAGAAGGGAAATGGTAGATCACTATAAAGACATAATAATTGCTGAAATGGCTAAAAAAATAGAGCCACATATGAATGTGTCTATACCACCACATCTTGAAGGCAAATATGACAAATTGTCAAATAGTGGATATTCTGATCAACAAATTAGAAATGTTCTTAAAAAAGAATTATTAGCACACCTATCCCAGCAAGCAAATAAACCAAAACAAAATCCATAAGGAGGTAATATGGAATTCTCTGATAAGATCGATAGAAGTGTTCGAAGAGAAAAGAAACTTCATTTTAACATGTTGAGGAGATGTAAATTATCCAAATCTGGTATTCCAATCGTATCAAAATGTTCGAATTTTGAATGCCAAAGATATAAAACAGAAAAATACAAATATGAAAACTACTGGTAATCAATACATTGCTGAGGTAAAACTTCCAAAATCTATAAAAAGTCTAGCAACCGCTGGACTTCTAGGTTCTGGTTTGTTTGGAATGACTGTCGGTGGTGCAAAGCTTGCTGGTGTTGGTAGATTTGCCCAACAGCCTCAATCATCTGCTGTAGAAAATCAACCAGCACCAGTGGTTGCAAAACAGACAGCACCTGTTGTTCAACAGGCAAAACCAAAACAAACTACCCAATCAAAAGAACAATCTGGTATAATACACCATGATGTGATTAAAAATTTAGTTAAACAAGATGAAGGTCTTAGAACAAAATGTTATAGATGTACAGCTGGTAAATTGACTGTTGGTTATGGTCATAATTTAGATGCCCCAGGATCATTAGGTACTTTCAAGAAAGTTTTTGGTCCAGATGGAGAATCTCTACATAGACAAGTTAGAGGTGGAAAAGAACTCTCTCAAAAACAAGCAGATGATTTATTTTCTGGAGATTACGAATCGCATCTTACTAAAACTAGAGAAATGATACCAGATCTCGAAAAACATTCACCAAATGTTCAGGCAGTTTTAGTCAGCGGAACATATCGCGGACATGTTGGAGATTCTCCAAATTTTAGAAAATTATTCAATGCTGGAAATTATTCAGCAGCAGCAAAAGAATTGCTGGATAGAAAAGAACTAAGAGATCCAAAAGTTGCCCGTGGAGTAAGAGGTCGTATGCAAAGAGATGCACAGATAATATCGGATATTGGTAAATCAAAATAAACCAAAGGTAATATACTTATGAAAAAAATAGACGAAAACTATATTGCTGAAATAAAAATACCAAGATTTGCAAAAAGAGTTGCTATTGCTGGTGCATTGTTTGGTGGATTAATGGCTGCTCCACATATTGCAAAGAAAGTTATTCCAGCAAAACAACCTGTTATCTCTAATACTGGTGATGGACTCCCAGATTTACCCAGAGATACTGGTATTCATTGGAGACAAGAGAATAGTAGATTTTTTGGAAAAACAGATTATATGGATTAAATATAAATACAATTATGAAAAAAGAAGAAAAACCAAAATCAAAAGCAATGGAAAAATTTAAGCCAAGAAGAGTGGAGAGTAAAAAAAGAGTTTTTGGTAAAAAGGATAAATGATATGCCAACCTATGCGTTTAGATGTGAAAAATGTGAAAATACCTTTGATAAATTTCTTTCAATTTCAGAAAGAGAACAACCTTTATCTGAATCCTGTGAAAAGTGTGGATGTAAAAACATTGTGAGGGATTTTACAAATTATTCACAACCAATTGGAACTGACATGAATTTTACTCCAGATAAAAAAACTGGAGGACAATGGTCACAATTGATGGGTAAGATGAAAAAAGGTTTGGCTCCAAGATATCACAAATCTTTGGATAAGGCATCTGATCGAAGAGGATCTAAATGGAATTAAAATCTTATAAGACATTTTTACATGAAAAATATTCGGGTGAAAATTTAAATGAAGCATTTCCATTAATTCCACTCATTCTTGGAGTTGGTGCTAGATTATTGGGTGGTGCTGCAATTAGAGGTGCTGCTGGTGCTGCTGCCAGAGGTGTTGCTGGAGCGGCTGCTAGAACTGGAGTTCGTGGTGTTGCTGCTAGAGGAATAAGATCTGGAGCTGGGGTTTTAAGAAGTAGAACTGGTAGTGCCTTGGCCGCTGATGCTGTTGTTGATTCTATGGCAAACAACAACAATAATAATGCAGCACAGGCAGAACCAACAGCAGAAACTGGACTACCCCCAAAAGATCAAAGCATGATGCCAAGAGCACAAGTACCGATGCAAAAAACTCCATCTGGGGTTGATTCCAGACATCCATCTTCAAATAGAATTGATCCAATGAACAGACTAAATATAAATAGAGTTGGAAATATGCGATGAAAAAAATAAACGAAGAAGAAAAAAGTCCACTACAGCAAATATTTTCAATCAGAACTGGTGGAGATACTGTCGCAGGAAGAACTACAAAACCAAGAAGAAGGTTTCAAGCAATTGAAGCACCACAGGGTGTAAAATCAAGACCTAGATCTGGAAATATAACATTATCTGATTATGTAAATAAGCAATTTGGAAATATTCCTGGGACAAGAATTTCAACTTCTGCCCCATCAAATCCAATGGCAAATCTACCAATTCTTCCACAAAAATTAGCAGCATCATATGATCCATTGATCAATTCAAATGGAACTTTAATTTCAGAAAACATTGTCAAAAAATTACGATCTGCAATAAATCAAATTCTTTCAAATCCACCACACAGCAAGACTGTTGAAAACCTAAAGAAACAATTTAAAAAATAAATTATGATTATTCGTGGAAATTTTAAACATAGCTTCTTAGATATTCCAGAAAAAGAAATAGAAAAGATAGAAGAAAACGGGATGCGATTATATTCGACCCCATCTGGAACTTTTCCATCTGTTACAACTGTAACTGGATGGGAAAAGAGAGTGTTTTTTGCTCAATGGAGAAAAAACAACAAAGATGAATCTGCCAGAGTTTGTGCGCGTGGAAATACTGTACACTCTTTGGCTGAAAAATATCTACTGAACGAAGAATTGAATCTTTCGGAAATTGCAGAGAATGAAAAGCAATTATTTAATTTATTGAAACCAGAAATTGATAAAATTGAAGAAGTTTATGCAATCGAAAAAATGCTTTGGGGTGAGAGAACAGGTCTTGCTGGTAGAGTGGACTGCATAGCCAAATATAAAGGCAAACCCTGTGTAATAGACTTTAAAGGGTCTACAAAGCCAAAATATAAAGAAGATATTGAGAATTACTTTCTTCAAGCAACAGCCTATACATTGTTAGTTCAAGAGAGATGTGGTCTTAAAATATCAGATATCGTTATAATAATTGCAAATGAACAAGGATCACTTCAAGTCTTTGAAGATAAGAATAATAAATATCTAAAGAGATTGGCTGACTCTATTAAAAAATATTACATGGATAATTTTGATGATACCGTTTAAAAAAGAAGATATTAATAAGAAGTACACACCAACCTGGGTTTATTGCAACGACAATTCAAGGTCCAAAAGATTCAGAGATTTGTTCATAAAACAATTTGGTGGTGAATTCATAAAAGAAACCAGACACACATTTATCTGGAGAGAACTTCAAAAAGAAGAAAAGCCAAGAAGAAAATTCGTCTTTGAGGATGCCAATGGTATTGTTTTTGTGGTAGAGAACATGTATGAATTCTGTAAGAAAAACGATCTAAAAAGACCAGCTCTTTATGAGGTAATCTCTGGAAAGAGAAAAAGCCATAAAGGCTACAAATTTATAGCTGAAATTTGATAAATAATTAATATCTAAACCCCACTTTGTGGGGTTTTTTATTATATAAATAATAAAGAATATGAAAGAAGACTTAATTACATCTGACCAGTGGTTTGACGAGGAAGAATTTAATGATTTTTCAAATCAAATGAATGAAGAGGTTTCTGTTCAAACCAGAATGAAGTTGGCTTTGATTGCCAGAAGAACAGCCAAAAGACGAGCATTTTTGACTAAAATAAGGGCAAAAAAGAGAAAAGGATTGCCACAATTAAGAAAAAGGGCAAGAAATCAAGTAAAAGCAGAACTAAAAAGAAGATTGGGTGGTTCTAATTGGTCTAAAATGTCATATGGACAAAGAAAAAGATTAGATGACTTAATATCGAAAAAGAGAAAGTTTGTTGATAGCGTAGTTAAACAAGTTATGCCAAAAGTCTATAAGGGTGAATCTGAAAGACTTAAAAAGGCTGCTGGGAGAAGGGTGAATGAATCTATATTAACTGAAGAGAAGACAAAATCAGAAATAAGAGCATCCGCTACCGATAGAAAGAGAAGACAAAGAGCCAGAGAATCTGAATTAAGACAGATAGATCCAGCAAAATTAGCATTTGTTGTAAGAGACACCACAAATAACAGAATAATGATTGTGGATAAAAATTCTTACGAAAAAGAAAAACATGCAATTTTGGTTAAACCTGAGAATATGACTCTGGAGGTTGCAAAACAATATTCTCAAGATCCATCATTTAAAAATACAGTAACCTCTCAAAGAATATTGGGTGAAAAGATTTCAAAGGAGCAGGAAGTTGCTTCAGCTCAGAAGCCAGCCGAGAAGAAATCCGAGACAAAATCGGAACAAATGCCAATTCCAACAGCATCGGTTCCAATGCAGGATATGACCAAGGTTGACTATTCTTCTGCCACATGGTCACCAATAGTTGCTTTGAATTTGATCAAGGGAATTGATGTTCCAACTCAAGTGAAGAATAAAATGATATCCCCAGATCAGGCAGAGATGTTCAACACATCTGAAAATATTCAATCATTTGCAAGTAAAGTAGCATCTGATTTTGCCGAAAGTTTCTTCAGAACAACTGGTAGACAAATCAATGAATATGAAATTCAAATTATAGACAAGGCTCCAGTTCAAACATCAAAAACATTCCAAGCACTTGGAGTTTATCAAGCAGTTCCAACCACAGACATACTAATGGTTCATTCTTGCTCCGTTGGCAAATCAAATGGTTGCGAGGCTGTTGGTGTTGACCCCTCAGAACAAGTTGTAAAGATAAGCACTAAGTTTGGAAGGACTAATGTCTATACTGGGAAGTTAAATAGAGAAACTAAAGCAGCATTTTCAATAGCATATCAAACATTGAAATCTATATTTGATGAATCACTAACATCATTTGAAAATGGAGAAATTTCCTTCAACGAATCAGATAAAGAATCGATAGAAATATTTAAAAAGAAACTCGATTTGTTCTTCAAGGAAATGGAAAAAGCTGGAATGCAGTATTCCAACGATTATGACAATTCTGTCTTCATGAGTGGCAAATCGACAGACATCAAGAAGAAATTAGATGATGTCATAGGCAAGTTAAATTCCTCTAAGAATTCTTGCGATAAGATTCTACAAGAATTGTTCTCAACCAGCAGAATATTCTTAAAAATATTCTTCACTGAATTGTTAACTGGTCAAATTAAATTTGATAATTCTCAATACGCAGCTTCACACATCTTGGCTATCAATCCAGATAGTGGTGATGTTAAATTTGAAAAATTAGATGAATCCATAATTGATCAAATGCTAGACACAGAGGAAGTTAAATTGAATATTGGTGTTCAAAGCTCAATATGCAACACCGAATGTGAAAATTATGCCTTCAATAAAACAATTCAAATGTATCAGGAAGCATCAAAAGAAATTCCTCAGTTTGACAATCCAGTAATTTTCTGCAACAGATTTTCAAAACCAACAACTCAAGTCAAAGAAAATTATTTCAAGAATTGTTCACTCAGAGTATTATTTGAACAAGATTCATATCTAATGAATCAAACATATCAACAAGTCGAGAAGCAACCAACACCAGCTCAGAAGACAGTCATGTCAGACAACGCATATTCGATGACTGAAACTGATCCAGTTGAGCTTGAAAAGAAGATTTTCGAATATCAATATTATAGAAACTACATGAAGCATTTATACATGAAGATAAAGTCAGCTAAGACTAGTTCTGATAAATTGATGACTTCAATATCACTATTCAATTCAATTCCAGAAATTTTAGACATGACACCAATTGATTTCTACAATGTCATGGAAGAAAAGATGGGAGCCAAGGTAACTCCAATAGTTGTCAATGGAAAACAAAGAATAATTAAAGTAATAAATACTCCAGTATTTGACTACAATAACTTAGAAACCATCGACAATCCTATGGAATCATACTACTCAATTGCCAAAGAATTTCTTGCTGAAAGAAAAGCAAGAAATTATAAAAGAGAATATGAAACTTATCATGGAACAGCAAAGCAAAAGAAAGATAGAGCTGCAAGAAATCTGGCAAGAGCAATAGCAAAGAGAAAAGGTCTTGTTAGAAAAGGTGATGGTAAGGATATAGATCACAAAGACAGAAATCCAAGAAACAATAGTCCATCAAATTTAAGAGTGAGATCAAAATCAGAAAATAGGGCGGATCACAGATAATGGATGTAATATCAGATTTTTCGATATCCACATGGATGGAAATAGGAATAGCCTTATCAGTTCTTATGTTTGGATTTTTAATTGGAACATTAAGACAAATCTTAAAACTTAAAAACAAGACAAAAAAAGATAATAAGATTGATTGGAAAATACATACAGAAATTCATGAACTGTTATCTGAGCTTAGATGCTCGACAGACTCAGCCAGAACTCAATTAGTTCAGTTTCATAATGGTGAGTATTTTATGGATGGAGTTTCAATGAAAAAATTATCACTAACTCACGAATCTCTTTCTCAGGGAGTTTCGGCAGAGGGGGATAAAGTAAAAGGTTTATTGATTTCTTTATTCAGTCCAGTAATTGATAAGATATTAAAAGATGAATCTAAGATACATCTAACGAAAGATGAGCCAGAATCATTTGCAAAAAACTTTCTACTGTCAAGCAATGTAAATGCATATTGCGTTCTTCCAGTAAAGCACGAAAATATTATCTCTGGATACATCGCAGTTCATTGGTGTGCCAGTGGTAAAGTAAAAGAAGCTCTGGATAATTCCAAAGAAATAACAGATAAAATTAAATTTATCAGAAATCAAATACAAATTCAATTAGATGATCAGATGAGGGTAAAATGATAAACGAAGTGTATAAAAAATCTGGATTGGGTAGATGGTTTCATGGAGAGTCTGCAACCAAGGAACCTGGTTGGGATCGTTACAATTCTGAAGGTAAAAGAGTTGGTAAATGCGGAGATGCTAAAACTGGATCACCATACTCGGCCTGCCTATCCAAACAAAAAGCAAGAAAACTTGGCAAGAGCAAAATAGCCTCATTTGTTAAAAGAAAAAGAAGGAAACAAAAAATGCTTGGAAGAGGTAGAAAAGGTGTTGGTGGTAAAGGAATGTCTCCAATATTTGTTAAAACTGGAATAAATGAGGCAGTTGATAAGTCTTCAATGAAATGCAACAAACCAAGACCTTCTACAAGACCAGGAAAAAAGATGATGGTCAAAGCCTGTGAAGGTGGAAGAGAAAAAATAGTACACTTCGGAGCAAAAGGATACGGACACAACTACTCCTCTGCTGCTAGAAAATCATTCAGAGCCAGACACAAGTGTGGTGAGAAGAAGTCTAAATTGAGTGCTCAATACTGGGCCTGTAGAAAATTATGGGCTGGACCAAAGGGATCAACAGCACCCTGTCCAGAGAATAGACAATGTAAAGAAAATACTCATTTGAATTTTATTGGAAAACTTCTTCTTGAGGCAAAAAAGAAAAAGAAAAAGAAAAAAAGCAAGAATGTTCCAACAGATTCAGAACTATGGTCAAGAGCCATACAAGCCGCTAAGAGCAAATTTGATGTATATCCAAGTGCTTATGCGAATGCTTGGGCATCAAAATGGTACAAGGAGCATGGGGGAGATTGGAAAGCATCTAAATAAGAATAGGAACTACAATGGAAATTAACAAGAAAAAAAGACATAAAGTAATGTTGGCTTTGAAGAAAAATCTTCCATATTTTAAGAAGAAATATGGAAAAAGAGCCGAAGATGTTCTTCAAGGAACCGCAACAAAGGTTTCAATGGAAGAAAGAATCTCAAATGCTTTGGATATGTTGGTTGAGGAAGTAGTAAATCCAGAAAATCAACCAATGACCAAGGCCGAAATAATTCGTAGAGATAGATTGGCAAAAAGTAAAAAAATAAGAGATTATGTTTCAATAGTGAATCCAAAGGATAAAAGTTTAAACAATGCTGCTCATAGATATGCAACTTATATCGTAATGAGAATGCGTGGATCTAAGAGAGGAAAAGCAAAACCAACTGAAACTAAATCAAGAAAGAAAAAGGGTAAGAAATGACAGACTATAAAAAAATAATCAATCTATTGCTAGAAGACACTGCAACCTCACTTCCAGGTGCATTTGATGGCTTTCCATCTTTCTTTGAAAATGAAAGATCGATGAGAGATGCCCAGAGCGACTATGGACTCTACAGAAGCGATTCATCACAAATCAATAGAGTAAATGCTTTTGCCAATTCCTTCCTTTCTGGAAGCTATATCGACCCAGATGGTGCATTGATGCATCTAAGAGCAAAACTAAATCATGCTGGTTTAGATTTTGATTACACTAGAAAAACAAAACTTAAAGAAGGTTACAACACCTTCCTATTGAATAGATTTGGTGAAATATTTGGAACAACTCCAACCACAAATCTATTGAAAGACGGTTTTGATCGCGGTAAGGATTACATTCCACTACAGTTGAGTTTTAATCTTATCAAGGCTCCAACTGGAAAGATGTACTTCTCACAAATTCAAATTGAACCAACATCAATTATGAATATGGCAAATGTCATTGCTCCACTATCTCCTGTAGAGGAAGAAGTATTCGATGAGTCTGGTGAACTTCTTCTAGAATCTAAGGATATGGTTGGAAGTGTAACCAATATGATCATGAAGAACAAGGAAATCAAAACAAAAGTCCTTGAGCCAATCTTCAAGAGTCTAATGAGCATGAAGAGAAAGAAGAAGTTGACCAAAGATGAGACTGTAAATAGGCTCAAATTTGCGGCCAAATCCTCCCTAAAAAGACTCACGAACATGGGTAAAATCAAGCAAGGAAGCTACAACGATGCTATGGTCGGTAAGTTGGCTAATTCACTATACAAGAAGTTCCAAACAATGGAGACACTTACCAGCGAATAAATAAACATATGGATGACAAGTTGACACAGGATAATTTTATCCTTTTTACTATGAAAGCTTATGAGAATCCTAATTGTTTAGGATTCTCTGAGTTTAAAGAGGACTTGAATAGAATTAAGTACATAAAAAGATTATTATTAAAATACAAAAATAATAAAATATTAAAAGAAATATTGATTTTAAATCATATAATAATTCTTCAAAATGTATTTGGTCCTAGAAATTGTTCAAGAATATTATTTTTTAAAATTCCAAAAGACTTGCATTCATATTTAAAATCATTTCTAGACTACCTAAACTACACACCATCGGATATTCCAGAAATTAATATAAATAGTATTGAGACTGATAAAAAAATAATAGAAATATTAAATAGCATTAAATGAAAAAGTCCAAAAAGGCATCCTCTTATTTTTTAAATGATTTAGTTTCTGCATTTACAATGCATAAATTTATAACTTCAATATCCACACCATTCAAGAAAATGAAGATTTACAAAAATGGAATCATAGATGCCGAAGGCAATATACTAAAAGAAAAAGAAATAACTCCATATGATCGAATGATTGTTGGTATTAAGAGATTATTACTACAAATTCCAAATCCAAATACAAAAGCTAAATTAAAGAATATGACAACCTCTATACAGTTCTTTGCTGAAAGTTCAGCTTCTGTTGGTGGTGATCCTGAATATATTTTCAATGAGATAATGAAATATTTGGAAGAAGAAATGCTTGCTGGTGGTTCTGGAATAGCTGGAATGGGAACAGATGCAGAAAATATTCCAGTATCAACAAGAGCGCAAAAAAAATATACAAGTTCTACTAGAAAGAAAAATATTCGTAATATTTTAGGTAGAATGAATGTAAGCGATGAATCATATTAGGAGATAAAATGCCCACAGAATTAATCTCGTTAATCGCTGGCTCTGCTACTGGGTTTATTTTTCGCTATATGGCAGAGAAGAGACAATCCGAAGCAGAAAACTTCAAAAGATTGTTAGATGCGAATAAGCAAACGACCGACAACCAAGATAAAGCAGTTCAAAGAGTTTCGGTCGATGCTGGTAAAGCGGTAAGACAAATTATAGTTCTTATGGTGCTATTCGGCACAATTGCTGCACCATTTGTTCTTCCATTCTTCGGTATTCCAACAATCGTAGAAGTTACCCAAACAAATCCAGAAGTTCTATTTGGATTGATTCCAGAAACAAAAGAGACAATTTTTCAAACTGTAAATGGATACTTATTCACTCAGGAGAATCGTCAAATTCTTGTAAGTATCGTAGGATTCTACTTTGGTAGTGCAGCAGCAGGAAATAAATCATGAAAAAAATACTAATAACATTCTTTATTTTATCCTTGTTTCTTCTAGCTTCGTGTAGCTCGGTCGTTTGTGCCCCAAATCCCCTTGAAAAGCAAAATGACATAATCAATAAACCAACAAATACTGTTGTTGCACATGATACAGTTGCTGAACTTCCAAAAGGATCTTGGGTAAAAACTGATCTAGATGAAAAAACACAGGTAGTTTTAGAAGAAGATACTTTAGTCTATATTAAACCAGAAATAAAAACTGACCCACCATCAAAACCACAAGAAGTAATTCTTCCAAAGAATACATCAATAATTCTTCCAGAAAACACATATCTTCAGACATCAGATCAAACGAAAGTAAAGCTAGAAGCATCTACGCAAGTAACTCTACCCGTTGGTACAGAAATAACAATCACAAAAGTTAACTGGTATGCAATACTTTTTTATAGCTTCTTAGTTGTTGTTGCTGCATGGTATTACATGCAAAATAAAAATGAAGATAAAAATCAAGATGGATATGTGGATGAAGAGTCAGAAAATAGATCTAAATCTTAATATTATTATATAAGTATTTGCAAATATAATAAGAATCAACAATATCAGAAACAGGACTTTTAATCTCGCTACTATTTGGCGAGATTATGTCTTTTATTGGAACATTTGTTTCTTTAACAAATGATTGATACATCAAGTTTTTATCAGCGTTTCCTTTTCCAGATGCCAGCTTCTTGATGTGTGAAGGTGAAACAACTTCAACTGGTATAGAATTTTGATAACATTTGTATTTCAGTATTCCAGTATTCTCAGCTATATGAAAAACTCTACCTTGTGCATTAAAGGCGTAGTCTTCAATTGCCACTTGTTCACATCCCAAAATTTTACTGATGGCCCAATCTGAAATTGTATCGTATCTTTCACACTCTTCGTCGTAATCTTGAAAGTTTTCACCGTGTATATTTTTATTAAATATTGTTGAATATTTTTTTATTGGTGATAAAAAATAAAATTGACAATTATTAAAATTGAAACTTTTACTACCATCAAATATGCAAATTGATGGTCCATTTAAAGAGTAATCGATTCCTGATATTAACATTATGAAAAAGGTGGAACTGTTGCGATATATTCATCAATGCTTGAATATAAATCTCTATTATTTCCAGTTATAATAGAATACCCCCCAGAATTTGTATTACTTGTTCCATTAATTACACTGTAAATACCTTCTGTTCTAAGACTAGTTCTTGGATCTTGCGAACCAATTAATGCTATACGATCAGGATAATCCGACAGATAAAATGCTAATTCATCTGAAAGATTATTATTTTTATATTTGTTATAAATAAATGTTTCTTGAATTCTTCCATTTGTTCTAACACCAAATGTTGTTTTAGTTTTATCAAACATTAAAAATTGACTGTTAATATCTCTAATTGCAATTGGTCCAAAATATTCTATATTTGATGCTCCTATATTTTGTAATGTAAAATATTTTTTAAAAGTTATATATCTTATTTTAAAATTAGAAACAGCTTCATCAAAAACAGCATCATATATTTTTGTGTTATTTTTTAAATTTCCAACAATTAAATCCGAAAGAATATCATTGGATATTGTATATTGCTTTGAAAAATTATCTTGCATTTCATTTAATTCGGATGCCTGCAAATTTACTCCAGGTTTAAAACCAATTTGAAGTATTCCCCTTCCCTCACTTTCATGCTTTAAAAATCTAGAAGCATACTTTTTATCATTTAAAAAAGTATTTTGATTAAAATCAAAATATGTAATTTGATAAGTTTCTGCGATCTCTCCAGACTGAAATCCAACTATTAATGGCTCCAATGAATAACCAGATGATTTCATAAACTCATTAGCTGTTTCAAAAAATTCATCTGTAAAACGAACTGCTTCAGCACTTATATAAGCTAAAACAGTTTCATTATTAAGATTTATGAATCCAGAACTGAAACTATCTCCTGTAAACTGTCTATTAGTTCCAGCATTAATGAAATCTTCAGCTTCTGTTAAGGAATTACTACTTTCACCTATAGATTTTCCTTTTACAACAACATGTCCACTACCTCTAACACTATATGTTTTTGTGTTATTAGAAATTTCTCCATGTTTTACTATTTTACTATAACATTTAACTTGGTTAAGATCAACCCAATTGGAATTGGGTAATTCTATTAAATTATATTCATAACTATAATTTATACTTGAATCGTAACAAAGACATTCTTGTGATTGAACAGTACATCTCAACAATCTAAATGTACCATTTTCAGCAGCAGCAACTGCTTCTTCTTCTGTATTAAATGGTCTATATACTTGATTATTTTTTCCAATAAAACGAAAATTAGGCCATAAAGTTCTAGCCCCTTTATAATCACCACCAGTTAAATTGCAAAAAGTAGAATAGCAGTGACCACACATCAAAATATGTCTAGGTGTTAATAAAATTGCTTGCCATGTCAACCATGAGTTATAGTTGTCTAAATTAAAAAAACCTGTTCTATCTGGATATCCCAATTCGTGTGATGTTGCATCATTTTGATCAAAAAACTGACCATTTCCTGGAATAAGATTTGCATCAAAAGTTCTAGGCCGAGCTGAGACTCCAGTTAAGTCCACATTAACTGAAATATTTTGAGCATATTCAGTTGCTGAATTTAATCTTATTGGTTCAAATGATATTCTTCTACCTATGAGAAATCCATTATCATTTACTATATCTGAAAAATGATAATTAAGCTCTTCATTGTATAAATCATCTAGAACTATTTGTCTGTCCTGTCCAGTTTCTGGATCATTAATTATATAAGGTGACCCATATCTAGTTCCTGGACCAAATTCAAATCTTGCGTGATATTTTGATGAGAAATTTTTCAGATGTGCCATAATAGTATTTATTTAAGAAAAATCCCCCTTTCGGGGGATTTTTCAATCAATCCTTATTCCAAGGAAGTTTACCATTTACCCAATTCCATAATGGAGTTCCAATTAGAGCACCAGCTACAAACACAACTACTGAATAAAAAACTGTACCTAAAGTGCTAGAAAAAACTTGTGTTAGATCCATTTGATCTCCTTTCTTTAAATATTTATATAAGGACTATAAAGTTCTGAACTTGACTTTTGTTTCATATCCAACAATAATTTGATATAATTGATAAAATCTACAGAAGATTTAAATTTATTACCAAACTGGTGTTTGTGTCTTTCATCTCCAGAAAAAGATTCTGGTAGAATTTGCAATATAGAATTTGGAACTAAAATAGAATTTCTTGTAATATTTTTATCTGGATTAATCTCACCTCTTATATTCTGTTTCTCAATTAAGTGATATGCGATTATTGCACCATATAAATCACACCAATAATAATTATGACCAGATGAACAACAATTTGGAGACGATAATCGTTTCTCAATAAATTCATTATATTCACTCTTTACCTCGACAGCTGCTGGAGCATCTTTGAGGAAATAATATCTTTCTTGAATTTCCGCCCCTGTTGAATCGGTTCTGCTTATAAATGGAGTTCTTGTTGGTGCTCCCTGCCACAATGAACGAATGAATTCAACATCTCCCATTTCACTGGTCATATGTGGACCACCCAATCCATTTGGTTCTGCTGGACAACATAGTGATGTTGACCAATCGTCATCAGAAATGACATTCCATCCGAGATAAGGATTTGCTTCTCCATTTGTTTTGAATGGGTGCGATTCAATATAAACTCTATCTTTTCCTATCTTATTATTGATCCATTTCCAGAAACTCCACCATCCTTTTTGCAATTCGATACATTGTCTCTCAAATGGAATGTTCTTTCCTGGAATTGGTCCAGCTGCGACACAAGCTGCATCGAATCCGATCCTACAATTGGCTTCAATTAATGGGGCAACTGAATTTTTTAATCTAGTCAATGCTCCAGATGGTGATCTCTTAAAATGTTCTTCCCATCTGTCTATATAAACACCATATGCAGAATCCGATATGTGTGGATCAGCAAGACTTCCAACATAGACGATCAAATCAATTGGTTCAGACGGATTAAACCATGCATCCTTTCCTACCGTCCACGAATCCCAAGTAGCCTGATCAAGCGTTCCTTGCTGACCAGTAGTCAATGCTTTGATTACAGACACGAAGTCATTTACTAACCAAGGCATTTTTGTATTTTGTACTTCACCATTAATGGTTAATCCATTTTTTGCGTTTAAAAACTGATCTATTTCATAAACCAAAAACTGTGATTTTCCTCTTGCAACTTTACCAAATGGATTGTGAAAATGAAACTTTCTTGCTCCCCATTGATACCACTTTTTCAACGACCAAGGATTCAATTCACCTGGATATGGATTGTAATTATCTTCCAGTGTAATAAATCTTTTCCATGTGAATGTGGATTCTTCCCCACCCCATCCAACAGCTCTTCTGAACTCTCCAGGTTTATTGCTATCTACAGTTTCTTCTCCATCAAATCCAAACGATACTCTAAATTTATCATTAAAAAGTTTTTGTGCGATTTCTATATTTTCCATTATTTGTTCCATTTACTGAATATATGAGATATATCTTCTGCGTTTACATGACCATCTTTATTGTAATCACCTTCTGCTCCAACTCCAAGAAGACCCCAGTTGGAGAGAATCTTACCTAAATCTATTGCGTTATAATAAACATCTGGATCTATCCAATCAAAGTCATATCGTACTCCGACAGGCCCAAGTCTTGGTTCGTTTTCTGTCACATAATCATTAGCAGCAGCATCATAAATGTCTGGTTTTCCTGCGGAAACATATTCTGCCTGATGTGCAGACATCAACCATCTACCATTAATTGTTGTTCCATACCATACTGGATCTTGTGTGGTATAGTTCCATTTGATTTGCTTAAGGTTCTGAACCAATGCAGTGTGAGGGCCGTAATTGGGCATCTTGCCGATACCAGATGTCCAGTTGCTACCAATATTGGTGTTACGAATTATAACATTGTAGGACTCAGTGATATGCAAACCACGCATCCAACTTGTGCTTGGTTCGTATGATCCGACACGACCGCCTTGAAACACAACATCGTCAATCACAACATCTACCGCACCCTGACCAAAGATACCCTGTGACCAAATGGGATCAAAGCGATCTTTGGGTCTGTACTTATACAGGATGCTGTTGGTTATTCCGTAGTCGCAGTTTGGTTCAAAACCAGAAAACCATTGCATCAGATCGGGATGTGCCTCTGTGCAGTTTTCCATTCCGCTGTTGCATCCAACATTTCCGTAGTTCTTGAATGTTGATGTGGCAATGAGTGCGCCCTTGCCAGTAAGATCGCTTTCTATATTTTCTATATCACAACGAATCATCACAGTAGCAAATCCACTCCATAAGTTTGAAATAGTGCAATCGAACGCTTCGATATGATCCCATCCACCACCCGCCATGCCTGTAATCTGATTATTGGTTGCAGTCCAATTGTCAATGGTGCAGTTTACAAGACGGAGTGCCTGACCCTCTTCCCAGTATTGCATTGGAGATGAGGTGGTGGTCATTATAGCACCAACATTTGGACCATTTGCGTGTTGTATGATTAGACCATCAAGTTTCACTCTGTTGGTTCTGAATCCTGCACTATTGCCGATATACCCAATACGAGCAGAAACTTGATTGTTTGGATTATTCTTTACAGTAACATAGCGATATTTGTTTCCATGATATCCTGCCCAGTATTGAGCGGCCCAAGCATGATCTCCTTCGGAGAGATAGATGGTGATACCATCAAGATTTCCATTAATTGATTTGGACACCATAGCATTATAAAGAGTTTTCTTTGGTAATGCTTCTGTTCCTGGATTTGCGTCATTTCCCCAAGTTGCAACATACACCACGGGTTTAGACAAAGTATTGTTAAAGTCTGATGCAAATTGTAATGGTTCTACACCCATTGCTGTGAACTTCCATGTTGCGTTTCTCAAAGTATCAACAAATGGTGCATATTGCGGACGAGATTTGATGGTTCCTCTTCCTAAAATGAATGGAGTTCCACTATTAGGATAGATGACCGCCGTAAGAACATTCTTCTCTGCATCTGGGAGTGGACCAATATCTACCCAATATCCATTAATGTTTTCATGTATAGTCTTTTCAAAGACACTATAAACAGGTCCACCGTTTAATTGAAAGTCAACTTTAGCAATATCAGTAAAATGATATGCGAGCAATCCTACTCTAGTTGGTTGGTTGATTGTTTCGAATTGTGGACTCACCCAACGAGCAACCACTCGGTTTTGGTATCCATATGCTGTAGGATCTCCGACCGCTGCTGGTTGTTCTGGAACAAAGTTTGGATTATTTCCCGACTGAATCTGTCCATAACAAATAGTTGAAACTAATAATAAAAATAGTGCTGATAAAATTTTCATTTTTATTTCCTTTTAGTTACAAGGCCATGTTATGTCTCTGCATTCTCCTGGGCAGGGACTCGTCCAGTTTACTACTTTGACATTTGGTTCTATGAGATATTTTGGTGATCCAGCAACAGGCTGCGTATCACCAAAATCTGAAAGACTGCCGCAATAGTTCTCTATTAGGACATTCTTGAGTTGAAGTCTTGGATTGGCGGTGAACTGATCTGGACGCTTGAAGCGCAAGGTCTGATCTGATTGGGTGACATTCTTGATGAGGAGATGGTTAGTATCCATCTCCCACCATCCACCAGCAGATGTCGCCACATTCTGCTCTATGTCGATGTTGACGAGTGCAACATCATCGAAACGCTCGGTTCCAGGCGAGAAGTATTCATACATCATTCCCTGACCCCAAAAGTTACGCATGAAGATGTTGTACATGATGTGGTTCTCCCTGAGAATTGGAGAACCTTCCGTGCCAAACCAATGCCACCCGTCAAGGTGATCACTACCTATTCTCACTGGTTCATATGCCTGTGCATTGATCGTGAGGAAAGCTCCGCTAAATGGAGTATCTCCAGGTCTTACGCAGTGGTAGTTGATGACCATTTGATTCGATCTTACATTTCCACGGGTGTTGAAAGATGAGCAGTTGGTGACATGGACGGCAGAGAATGAGCCAATTGTTCCGTTTCCAAGTGCAAATCCACCACCATATGCTGGATCTGCCCATGTTCCATCGGGATTGTAAGCCTCATAGATCGCATGGCAGCGGTTTGCCCAGAAGTACGATGAAGTGTTGTTTCCGTTTCTGAAATAGGTGTTTGGTCTTGCAGGATCGGTGTAGAAAGTCACATCCTCCACCTTGATGAAGTTGACTCTCAATCCACCCGCAGGGTTGCCGTTGAGTTTGACTTGCTCTCTTGTCAAGCCAGGTGCAGGACGGAAAGTCAAGTATCTTTCAAATGTCTGACATCCGTGGTTGTTGTATGCACCGACAGATATGAGATTCAAACCTTCCATAAGGTAGATCGTTCCACCGTCTGCCTTTCCATAGTTTGTCTTGAAGTGCTTGAGGGCACGACCCATGCTATTGAATGGATTCGCTTGGCTACCGTCACCAGTAGTGTCGTTTCCATTTGGGGAAATGTATGCTGCAAAATATGGAAGTGTGCCGTATCCATTGAGAACCACAAGCATTCCGTGATTCCCCTGAAGATACTGCTGCTGATTTGGATAGGTTGGTCCGTTGTTTGTCAGATTTCCCTGTAGAACCCTTGGAATGCCTATGTTTGGATAGACAATCGCACGGATTTCAATGACTCCATCAGCGTGGTCGAGTGGATCGATCTTGACGAAATACTCCTCGACATTATTATCTGGATTTAACTTTGGTTCATAAACAGACTTCCATGCTCCCCCGTTCACTGAGAAATCAACTCGGTTGATTCCGTTTACATGGAATGCCACCACACCGACTGAGAATGTGCTTGTGTACTCGCTGCGTGGAACTGTTGTCCATCGGGCGATTGCCTTGGCATCGAATGCCCAATCGGATGGTGTGCCGATGGAGGGAGGTTGAGCGGTTTCTTCTGTGAATCCATCACCGATCTCAGCATAGTCATCTTGACCAAGAAAGATAGCAATATCTTCTGGACCTACAGACCCATTTCCGTCTAGGTCATAGGTTGCATTGTTTGTTCCCCAAGCATTAAGAAGTCTGGCAAGCTCTTTTGGGTCATAGTCCGCTCTTAAGTTTTGAACCATCGCCAAAATAGCCACAAGAAAAATAATTATTTTCATAATTTCTCCTTGCTATTGCTATTTATATAAATAACTTTTGGGAGAAATTATGAAAGAATTAGTAGAATATTATAAATCATTTTTAGCAGAAGCACAAATAGGTGCTGATTATCCAGACACACCAGAAGGTAGAGCCATGCTTTCTAGACATCATAAGAAAGTATATTCTTTAATTTCTAAAGCAAAAGATAAAGATACAAAAGAAAGATTATATTTAATTGGTAGAAAATTGGGAATGGATCTTCACAGACAGGGAGAAGATATAGCATTAAGAGTTCCAGGTGGTCAAAGTAGAGTAACAAGAATAAATATTTCAACTGGACCAAAGAATAAAGAAGAAGAAGGATTCTTAAGAAGTGGATTAGGTCTTGGGGTTAGAATTCCAAATAGACCAGAACAAGTAAAAAGTGGAATAGATGCGCTAGAAAAATTAAGAGGTAAAGGATCTTATACTGGTCCCAGACAGAGAAAGAAAAGATAAAAAATAACCCTCAGAAATGAGGGTTATTTTATTTGAGTGTGTTATTATTATGTTTACATTTAATCACTGTTCTGCTTATAATATAAAGACCACCTAAAATTGCCCCAGCAATTATAAAATATTTTTTAATTTCTGAATCTTCTTTACTATTATCAAGTATTGCTAAAATTATTGGTGAAATTGTTACCCAAAATTCTGATGTTTTTGTTCCTGATTTTATTTCTTCAATATCCATTAAAATATTTATAATAAAAAGAAACAACCCCCACTAGTAGGGGGTTGTCGGACCTGAGATGCTATCTCAGGTGGGGTTACTTGTTATCGAATCCTAATCCTCGTTCGATATAATGCTCTGAGCAATGTTCGAACTCAAAGTATTTCTTTGCAAAATTCTTTACTATATTTATATCAAATTTATTGCAAGAATATACATCTAGAGTAATAAATCTAGTTGGTTCAAGGGAATGGATCTGAATTCCAGACTCAATCAGTGGTATCCAACCACTAACTCCTGCCTTTTCTGGATACAACTCAATACCATTATTTGTTGGTGCATGGATGACTGTTGGCTGACTCATTCTTGTCATACCGATTTCATCAACGATTTTCTCTAAAAATCTATAATGCAATTCTAAATCATCTGCCGCGCCTACACGACATTTATACATGTCCAGTAAATATGAATATCCAAACGGTTTCATTTATTCTCCATTTAATTTTGAGTAAGATCAACTAACTCACAGCCGTCAGCACTACATGCCATAGTTTGTGAACTCTTAGTTGTATCAGATTTTTCGTAGTTCTTCAGCAATGACCAATCTACATCTTTTGGCATTTCTAGAGCCAAAGCAGTATATGCAATCTTGGTGCATTCCTGATACGGAGCCTGTCTATAGGTATGATCTGAATGTGGTAGGAATGAAATTCCAGAAATTTCATCAAAATTCTTGTAAACCCAAGCACCGACTTCCATCCATTCATGCTCTTTTACAGTAATAGTTATACTTGGTTTATGCTCACACCAATGACGCTGATAAGTTAACCACAATTCAAGATGTTCAATTGCGGTAAGATCGTTGCGAGTTACAGATCCTTCTGCTTTCATGGGGAATGAAAACACCATAGTGTGGTCTGGTTTCATGACACATGGTTCCGCAGGGAATCCCATTTCCATCATCATTTGACATAGAGGATCTTTACGATCAGCACGAACTGTACGAATGTAATATTCACTATGTCTAGCGTGTATTCCAGAGGCTGCGTCAACTAATTGCGACACTGTTCCAGATGGCTTTATGCAAGTAATTGCTGCTGATGGATTTATCTGTATTTTTTCAGACCATTCTTTGTTTGTGTCTATGGCTACTTTTTTCAGTTCTTCAAGAACAACAGATAATAATCTTTGATCCTTTGTACGCATCAAAACATTATCCATTATTCCCGTCATAGAAACACCAAGTAAAGCTTCTTCTTTGCAATTCTTTTCCCATGTTGATGAAAGATATGGGAAGTGTGTTAAAGATGATTGCCATGTTCCAAGAATCGTTGCCAATCTTATCTTTTTAGCAATAGTATCTTGAGTGTCATGTGGACGAATTACAACTTCTGTTAAGTTGCAAAATTCTTTGTCTCTAAGAATAATCTCAGAGCAGGGATTAGTTCCAAATTCATGATTTGGATTTCTACGATCTCCTAGTTTTGCCACAGTTTTTTGTGCTGCTGAACGGTTAAATATCCCACGCTCGCCGCTTTTGCTTTTATAGAGAGAGATCCACTCTTCCATAAAAGTTCCAATTTCTGGCTTTTCCTTATAGGCAACCGAATTGTTTGCCAAGGCTCGTTGTCCATTTTGTTCCCACCAAGCACCGCTTTTAGCTTCTCGCATTCTTTCGTCTGTGAGATTAGACAATGAAATAAGAGCAGAGCGTCTAACGCCTCCAACAACGACAATCTCTGCGATTTTGCAAACAACATCGTGGCATTCAATGGAAGTAAGTTTTCTTCCTGCCGCTCTTTTAAAAGTATCCACGGTAAATTGAAAGAGATCTTCAAGAGGTCTTGGCCCCGAAGCTCTACCACCAAAGGTTTTGAGTCTAGCCCCAGAAGGACGAATTTTTGACAAGTCCCATTTAGGAATTTGACCTCCAATAAGTAAGGATAATAATTCTCTGTACGCTTTAGCCCAACCAGCCTTACTGTCCTGTACCACAATAACGGTTTCTGAATTAGAAAAGTTTTCAGCGATTGTAGGAAGTTTTTCAACATATTGTCTCTCCACAGAAAAACCTACTCCTGTACCACACATCAAAATGTATAGAATTTCATCAAATGATCTGATATTGTTTACTGCGACATATGAACAATTATATCCTGCTGTATTGTCTCTCTTTAAAGCCTCACCAGCGGTCATCAATGCTCTCATGGATGGCATTATTTCCAAGTTGAGAACTGATTCTTCTAACTCGTTTCTTAATGCTGTTGGAATTTTATAATTATGATTTTTTAAAAGATGATCCTCAAAAAAATCAAAATAACGATTAACTGTCTCAGGCCAAGATTCTCTTCTATTTTCTTCCTCTAACCATCTAGAATATCTTGACTTGTAAATAAACTCTTGATAAAGTGTTGGTAAATTGTTCATAAAAACCTCGTCTTCTATTTATTCTGGTTGTAGAGCCTTCCAAGAGACGGGGAACAATGGCTCTATTAACTCCCCAATTGCCTTCGCGTAATTTTGAACTTCCCACTGTGCATGTGCTTCAATTCTTTGCACATACACCCTAGAAAATGCTGAAAGTGAACCTGTCCACCACCATTCAGTATATAATGATTGTGGCAATGCCGCTCTTGCTTGCTCTGGTGCGACTCCACAGGACAAAAGTTCTTCATAAACTTCTAAAGAATCATCGCATAAATTTGTAAAAATATCTGTCAAATATGAAGGGGATTGAATAAAGCCAGAACTTCCCTGTTTTGCACCATTAGTTGGTGCGGATCTCCAAAATGGAATATAAAATTCTGGTTTATCAGTAACATACCTACGGGAAATTTCATTCATAACCAAACCGACTTGATGCTTCCCAAGTTGAGCACGAACAAATATTGGAGCCTTGATTCTCAAAGTAATTTGTGGATGTGCGAACGGAGTCCAATGCTGATGTTTGGCTAGATATTTAATTAATTTAACATCTCTCTCTGAAAGACTTTTACTGGGAATGTGTGAATCTGCAATATCCCATTCACTTTCCTTATTAAAGGAAACTCTAGCAGCATTCACAACTGTTAAATCAGAACCCATCCAATCTACAAGTTCGACATGACCATTATCTAGAACATTAATCTTCTTGTTTTCCATCATCCTCATCCTTGACATAATTTAATTTTATTCCCTGAACATCTTCTTCTGTGAATGTTTTTGCATAATCACTGGCTCTCTTAAAAAGCTCTGGATCATTATTCTTTATATAATATGCAAAATGCTCATTGAACTTTAAAAAAGCTTCCATAATTTTTTGGGCTTTATAGTCGTTTTTATCAGAATCGTCTTCGTATTCTTCTTTATAATTCATATTTTTTTCCATTTATTAAATACAAGTTTGGCTCTTAGACCATCGTAAATATTGTTCATAATTATACCATAAACATCCAAATTGGCAAGAACCATTTCATTTATATCCTTTTGTCTTACGGATTTTGGAAATATGCATACTTTTTTGTTTTGACTTATCAAATGATCCATCAGGGAAACTACTTCAATATTATACGGTTGATTATCCAAAATATACACAGCATTTGAATCATCGATCTCTTTGGAGATATTTCTCATCTTTGATAAACCAAGAGTGGCTAATCCATTTGAAACAAACATAGAATCAAATGGACCCTCCAATATGAAAAATTGTTTATTTGTATCAACCCTTGAATAATTAAAGTAGCAAGAAGATTCATTTTTCTTTAAGGTAATATACTTCATTTTGGAATTTTTATCAAATGATCTACCTTGAATTCCACAAAGACCATTTTTACCTTCGATTTTAATAATTAACCGATCTTCTTCTAAAAATTTGTCCTTATACGCCTCGTCAAATTCCTCTGCAACCTTTGAAAAGTTTTCGCTATATGCCAAACTGGACCAAAATTTTCTAGGAATTCTTCTGCTGTCGAGATACAGTCTTGCCTTATGGGATGATGGGAGTTTTTCAATAGCCTGTAAAGAATTTACAGTGGCTTCTTTTTGGTCTTCTGGTTTCCTATAAACAACCTCCTGATAATCACGAACATCCTTGAATTTTTCAAAATTATATTCTTTAGCCAATGCGGGAGACACTTGCTCTAGAAAAGAATATAAATTCAAAGAGACTCCACAGTTATGACACTTGTAAAAATAAGTATCTTTACTGCTAAAGAAATAGCCTCTGGCTTTATTTTTATTCTGTGAAGAATCACCACATATCTTACATCTACAATTTGCTAGATCATCATCCTTCCACTTGAACTTTTCAAGTTGCGAAGAAACCATATTGATAAATTTTTTATCGATATAAAGACTCATCAAAAATTCCAGTTTGATACATTAATTTTATCTGTACTTATTTTTGACTTTGAAAAGAAATCTTCAGGGTTTGATTTTTTGATCTCTGTGCTGTTTTCATCAACATCATATAGTTTCATTTTTGCTCGGTTGATTCCGACAATAAATTTTCTGTTTTGATAAGTGTCATTATATCTGTTTTTCAACTGCTTCACCATCACCTGATTCAGACTTTCCAATTCTTCGGTGCTAATCAATGCAAACATCAAATCGGATGTGGCTGGCAAACCAAATGATTCTGAAGTATTCGTCAAATCAGGATCTGAGTTTGAATATCCCTCCCTATTAGTCTGTGTCGCCGTAAAAACAGGAACATTATATTCAACAGCAAGTCCTCTTAATTCCTCAGCAATGGATTTAACAATTGTGTATGAATTTGCATTGGATGATGATCTAATCCTTACAGAAGAGCAGATGTTTAGATAATCGATAAAGATGATGTCTGGCTTGAACTTCTTCTTCAACCATAATTCATCAAGCAAGAATCTAAAATGATTTGCATTTGCTGTTGCTGTAGGATATTCTTTTATGATCAATCTTCCCTTAAAACCACCACACATATTAAGAATTTTCTTCTCATATGCAAGTTTTGGTAGTTGCTTTAATTCATCCATGGTAACATCTAGAATATTTGCATCGATTCTTTCTGCAATTTTTTCCTCAGACATCTCACATGTGATATACAAAACATTTAAATTTTGTTTCAAACAATTAGCAGCATGATGGCACAGAAACAAAGACTTACCAACGCCAGTTCCAGCCATTACTACAGACAATGTTTTCGAAGAAACACCACCCCGTGTGATCGCATTAAAATAATGAAGATCGAATGGAATTTTCTTTTCCACAGCATGATAAAAATCATATCTCTTCATATAATCTTCAACATAGTCATGTCCTATGTTTGAATCGAAAGACACAGACAATGCTTTGGCTAGAATATCTGGAATTGCAGTTTGTGGAACACTTTCATTTTTACCATCAAAGATATTAATCGACTCGACAATCGCATTGTATACCGCTTTGTCTTTACAAAACTTTTCAGTTTCATCACAAAGCCAATCGTATAAATCCTCTTTCTTTGGTTCAAAGATTTTATCTATTGAACTGTTAATTTCTTGTACTTCCCTTTCAGATACTCCTGTTAGAGACTCAGCCGCCACAAGCAAGGATTCCTTGTTTGGCAAATCATTATATTCAATGATAAAAGAATTGATCAGACTATAGATTTTCTTCTCGACTACATTGTGAAAATATTCCGTTTTTAGGAACGGAATAACTTTTCTAGCATACTTGTCGTTGTGACAAAGATTATGCAATATGATCTTTTCAATATTCATGATCCGTATTTAAATTCTTTATTAGCAGCCTCTTCAAGTTTCTTCATTACATCTTCTGTAAAATACTTTGATGGATTCTCGTAGATGTTTTTTTCAAATGCAGAAGATCCATCTGGTAATGAGATTCTGGTTCCATTCTTTACAAAGATACCAGAATCTAGAGCCAAGTCAACCAAGCCATAATAAGAATCCAATCCAGTTTCATAATTTAACTTTACGGTGATGGTCTTGTTTTCCTTTGTGAACCTAGACTTGTAGAGTTTACAGGTGATGAGATTTCCAACAATATCTCCATCGTTGTCTTTGTCTTTCTTCTTAGACAAGTAGACAATCGTTGATGCAGCATACTTAAGACCAGTTCCACCACCCATCTCTGAAGTTGGAACATAGGCTCCAACAATCTGATATGTGTGGTTTGTCATGATTAGAGGAATCTTTGCCTTTCCGAGTTTCAATGTAAGAACTCTAAAGGTTGATTTGATGACCTGTGCTCTGGTCATATCTCTGACTTCCTTACCTTCAGTAGTGTCTGTAATCTCTTTGCTAGTTGAAAGCATTCCAAGAGAATCCAAAACAATCATTATTGGCTTTCTCTTACTTTCATCTTCTTCCAGATATTTGTCAACCATTGTAATTGTTTGAAGTCTAAATTCTTCAACAGTTGAAACTGGAAAAACTGCCACTCTCTTCGGATCTACGCCTCTGGTTTTAAACATATCGGAGGTTACCGCTTGTTCTGTATCGAAATACAGAACATAACCATCTGGATTGTCTCTCAGGAATTGGGCAAGAATACCGATAGTGAAGTAAGTTTTTCCTGTTGCTGCCTCTCCAGCCAAAGCAATAATCTTGTTGTTTGGCATACCACCTTTAAGGCTACCAGACAACAAAGCATTGAACATCATACTTCCAGTATCAATAAACCCATCGACATCGCTTCCATCTAGACCATCCTCGACTATAGAAGCATATTTGTTTCCTGAATGTTTGATAATTTGACTTAGAAAATCGCTCATATAAATAAACTCTCCAATGTATTTTTTCTTTCATGGCTCCATCCAATGGACTCCATGATGCTTTTAAGTGGATCTAAAAATGACTTTTCGAACTGGGTATTATAGTCGATAAAATCATGAATGTCAAATTCATTCGGTATCTTGGATAAGAAACCAATGACACAATCCTCACCAACAGATCCAGAAATTGGATTTGGTTTCTTTAGAAATATAAATTTAATCTTTTCACCTTCTATAATTTTTGGATACTTCTTGTTTAATTTATACTGGTCAATATAATGATTATAGAGTAGTGCAGCTTTTACGGCAATTGGTGTTGATTTCTTATAGATCTTTTGTGAATCTTTATACTTCTCAAGACCATTGACTGATCTGGGAAAGGCTATCAACTCTGGATCTAGTTTGAAAAATTCTTTCTTAAACGATTCTACGAATTCAATCAACTCATTTTCAGATTCATTCAAAACTATAGAAATTGCAGTTTTTAGTTTGTTTCTAACAACTTCTGGTGTTGAAGATCTGGTTGTTTCGATACCCATTATTTTTTGTTTGGCCTTATCGTATCTTACTCCTTCAGAGTCCCAGACATTCAACATATACCTTTTCTTTGCAGTCCAAACACCCTTATCAGCAATTACTTCCCTAGACATGAATATTCTATTTTCATAGGCATTCATTGTCGATGCTAATTCTTCACATTGCTTTTTGATAAATGGTAGAATAATTTTTTCAGAGATGTTATCGATATAATCTATCTTTTCTTTTTTGCTTTTTCCAGCAGAGAATTTATTTACCGCATCATTTAAATTCAAATAAATTGAATCTGTATCAGATGCAATAACATAATCTACATTCTCCTTTCCAATTACATTGTTTAACAACTCATTTACCTTAATACCTATCCATTGAATGGACAGCTGTCCAGATAGAGTAATTGCCTCGGCTAGATCAGTGCTATAAAATCTGAACCATTCATTGCCCAATGCGCCGTAAGCGGAATTCAGTTGAACCTTTCTTACGAGTTGAAAATTGTGATATTTTGAAATATCATATTCAAGAGTTCTTTTGTATTCAAGCAACTCTCTATCGGAAAGTTTTTCAAGATTCATTGTAAAATTTTTTGTCCTCTTTTAATGTCTTTGAAGACACTAGTTTGACCTGATATTTAGATGGATGTACTGTATAGTTTTTTCTCCAGGATTCTGCTTCTTCTTTGCTATCCCAGATCGAAATACTTTTATCAGATTCCCTCATCCAATCATCTTTGTCCCCATTCACGATAAACAAACCAAATTTACTCATAATAATTATTAATTAATTTAATGTATTCTTCCTGAAGTTTTAAAAATTCTTCAAAATACTTTTGATAATTTTTTTCATTTACCTCAGAATTTTGAAACTCATCTATTACATCTTTTGAATCGGAAATAACATGAGAAACTTCTTTAATTAAAGCTTTCATATTATTTCTTAAATTTAACAGTTGAAATGATAATTTTTTATACTTCTCTTCAACAGATTCAAAAGATTCAGATGGTTGCTCGTAATTACTTTCGTAATAGTCTATGCGTTCATCCATACACTAGTATATATCGGGAATAGCCAAATATCAAGAGTTTTTTATTCTACTTTTGTTTATTGTTTCTATTCTGTTAACGACATCATCATGATTAAAATATGATGGACTCATATTGATATCACACCACATTACCCATCCATTTATTTCCTTTGAACAAATAATTAAATTTTCATGAATATGATCATCAAAATATCTAGATTTATTTTTAAATGTGTCGGAATATAATTCTAATTCTATGTCTTTGAGCCATCCAGCCGCATAAAAATTATTTGAAGCTTCTTCGATTAATTTTTCAATGTAATCACAGCAAATTTTTTGAATAGGTGTAAATGTTTCAGGAATTATTACCTTCATTCAATTTTCTTCTTTCCAATAATAAATTAAAATCTTTTTTCTTTGTTCCACCATCATATGCCCATGCATATCCTAAACGAACAAGCATTTCATTCAATGATTCTTTTGATCCATCACCATAAAAATGACCAAGGATTCTTCCATACTTATCATCTTTTTCTGTCTGAACTTTAATATTTTTATTCGACATTATCCAATTTGTTATAAATTCTTTTGCTTCTAATCCAAACTTTTTCTCATATTCATCTTTAGTGATGGATTCTGGTGTGTCTATTCCATTAAGTCTTACTCTCTGCTTTGTGGTTAAAGAGAATCCTAAATCTATGGTAATATCCAAAGTATCTCCATCTACTACCTTATTTACTTCCTTTACAACATATTCAAACATAGTTTTTCCTTGTTGTATTATTTATAAAAAAACCCACCATTACTGGTGGGGGTCAATTCAGATGCGGGATGACCAATCCCCACTGCTTCAAGC